GGATCAACCAATCATTAAGTGGCCAAATCGTGGACCAGTTATTGAAGCACAGATACAGAAAATTCTTAAGGTGACACGGAGCTAAATTATGAAACCATTGGTGACGGTCATTACGCCAACTACGGCTAGTGACCAATTAAGTGATGTATTGAAATCAATCGACAGACAAACATACCAGAATATACAACACCTTGTTGTTGTTGATGGGTTCGACAAGTATGGTGTAAGAGCCACACAACTCATGGAAGGTGCAACACGTTCCACAGCATTCTCACTCCCATATAACACAGGTTACGACCAATACAATGGTCATAGAATCTATGGTGCAATGTCTTATATTGCAGAGGGTGATTATATTTGTTTCCTAGACCAAGACAATTGGTATGAAGACAATCATATCGAATCGCTTGTTGACGTTATTCAACGTGGTAACGATTGGGCTTATTCTCTGAGGAAAATTGTATCTCAGGAAGGCACATACATATGTAATGACGATTGTGAATCTCTTGGTAAATGGACCTCGGTTATTAATGACAAATTTATTGATGTGAATTGCTTTATGATTCCAAAGATGGCAGCAATTCATTTCTCTCCTGGCTGGTATCGCCGTGCAAGGCATCCACAGGAGCAACCAGAAGTTGATAGACTTTTATCTCCATATATGATGCGAAATTTACCAAAATTTGACACGAATGGTGAATATACTGTAAACTATCGTGTAGCCAGTCGTTCGGATTCGGTGCAAGATAGTTTCTTTATGAAAGGTAATGAAGTGATGAAACAAAAAATGAATGGAGAGTACCCATGGCGCAAAAAGACTTAATCATAGGCGCATTCAACAACTACACAGATTATGATGTACTCAAGCCTTGGGTACAGTCTATCAAAGATACTGGTTTCACTGGTGACACTGTATTGTTCGCAATTGGTACAACTAATGAACTTGTGACGAAATTACAGAATGAAGGTGTGATTGTCATTCCCCTAGAAAAGAATGACAAGATGATGATTCATATGCAACGATTCATTCACATCTATGATTTTTTGTCACGTTATGGTGACAATTATCGCTATGTAATTTCAACTGATGTTCGTGATGTTATCTTTCAATTAAATCCATCTGAACACATTCAAAAATTTACGGGTGGTGATAATTATTTTCCTATTGTCGTATCATCTGAAGTGATTAAAATAAAAGATGAAGAATGGAATCGTAATAACATTTTGAAAAATTTTGGTGAGTATTTTTACAATATAGTCAAAGAAAATCCAGTATGTAATGTTGGTGTTTTAGCTGGCACATCTAATGCAATTAAAGAACTTTGTTTCTATCTTTATCAATTTTCAATCAATCGTCCAGATTGGGTTGCAGACCAAGCCGCATATAATATGTTGTTAGGTACAAAAATTTGGAGCACAAAGGCATGTGTTACAAAACTAAGTAATGCATGGGCTTTGAATGCACACGTGACGAACAAACCAGACACGATGAATATTTTTGGTCCATATTTATTGGAAGAAAGGCCTTCAATGAATGATTCTGGTCTTGTTGTAAATTCTGAAGGCAATCCTTTTGTTATTGTGCATCAATATGATCGTGTTCCAAAATGGATGGAATATTTTTCTAAAAAATATGGAACAAATATCACGAAAGATACCAATACCGGCACATCGCCTAAATACTTCTTGTACAATACGTAAACTTTATAATTTAATAAATATGGGATTTTGAAATGAGTAAAATTAGCATCGTAACTGCATTCTATGATATTGGCCGAGGTGATTGGTCGACAAACACCGAAAAAAATGGTGGACCGCTTCCACATTATCTTCAACGTTCAGTTGACAAATACATCGATCACTTTACACGCATGTGTGAAATTGATACTGAAATAATTGTATATACTTCATCTGACATTGCGCCACGTTTAGCCGCAATTTCTCCCAATGTTAAAGTAGTTGAATATGACTACTTCAATATTCACAAAGAACTCCGTGATAAGATTGAAGAAATTCAAACATCACCTGAGTTTGTCAAAAAAATTAATCCCTATCAAGTTCGTAATCCAGAATACTGGTCGAAAGACTATGTTGGTGTTACATCACTTAAAGCATTCTATGTTGCAGATGCATATGAACGGGGTTTAATCACAAATGAGTTTGCCGCTTGGGTTGACTTTGGCTATTGCCGTGATGATGAACATATTCCTTTGAACAAAACTTGGGAATATGATTTCACTCCAGGTTTGATGCACTATTTTAATTATCGTGATCCAGAATTCAGACAAGCAAAACAGCAAGTTTCCATGGCTGTGCAGAATAATGTTGTATTCATAATCGGCGGTGTGTTCGTTGCACAAAAAGAACAATGGCAAGTTTTGGCCAATGACATGAAAGAAGCACTTGACTATTTGATGAGTATTGGTCTTGTTGATGATGACCAAGGTCTATTACTAATGGCTTATTTTAAAAATCCTGATATGTATGAACTTCATAAGATGCCACTTGATGCACCTATTGAGGACGTTCGTTCAATTCTAAGAAAGTTTAACAAACATGAGTAAATTGGTTATTTTTGATCTCGATGGAGTTTTGATAGATTCACGTGAACTTCATTATGACGCCCTCAACGATGCACTAAGGAAAGTCGGTGAAGAATTCGTAATCACACGTGAGGAACATCTCAGTAAATACGATGGTCTGAATACGACCAAAAAACTCAAAATGTTAACCGAACAAAAGGGTCTACCTGTATCGGTATATGACCAAGTGTGGAAAGATAAACAAGACGCAACATTTAATCTTGTTCGTGGCTTCTGCAAAGAATATTTGCTACAGACTATCTTCCGCCAGATTAAAGCACGTGGTTATAAAATTGCTGTTGCATCAAATTCGATTCGTGAGACTGTAAAATTATCTCTACTAAGTATTGGTGTGATGGACGAAGTTGATTATTTTGTCAGTAATGAGGATGTGTCACGCACAAAACCATATCCTGAAATGTATTGGAAATGTATGACTGCACTGAATGCACTTCCTAAAAATACAATTATTGTGGAAGATAGTCACATTGGACGCCAAGGCGCATTGGACTCTGGAGCACACCTGCTTGCGGTTGAAAATGCAAAAGAAGTTAACTCTGAATATATGATGCAAAGGATTTATGACCTTATGAATACGATTGAAGGTACAAGCAAAAAGTCTCTACCATGGAGAGACAAAAAACTGAATGTTTTGATTCCGATGGCTGGCGCTGGTTCACGTTTCGCACAAGCTGGTTACACTTTCCCAAAACCACTCATTGAAGTCCGTGGTAAGCCGATGATTCAAGTTGTGGTTGAGAACTTGAACATCGAAGCAAACTATATTTTCTTGGTCCAAAAGGATCATTATGAAACATATAATTTGAAGTACCTGTTGAATCTAATTGCACCTGGTTGCAAGATTGTGCAAGTTGATGGTATCACGGAAGGTGCCGCCTGTACGACTTTGCTTGCTAAAGAACACATCGACAATGATGCACCTTTGGTTATGGCAAACTCAGACCAATTCGTTGAATGGAACTCAAATGAATGTATGTATGCATTCTCAGCGGATTCTATCGATGGTGGTATTCTAACATTCAAAGCAACACATCCAAAATGGTCCTACGCAAAACTTGATGAAAATGGTTTTGTATCCGAAGTTGCAGAGAAGAAAGTTATTTCAGATGAAGCTACAGTTGGTATCTACTACTGGCGTCACGGTTCAGACTATGTTAAGTATGCTGAACAAATGATTTCTAAGAACATTCGAACCAACGGTGAATTCTATACTTGCCCCGTGTTCAATGAGGCAATCGGTGATGATAAAAAGATTCGTGTTAAAAATATTGAGAAGATGTGGGGTATCGGTACACCTGAAGACCTGAATTACTTCTTGGACAATCACAAGGAGTAAAAATGATTTTATTTGACGTTGGTGCCCACCACGGTCAAGACTCTCTTAATGTGACACAGCATAATCCAAATGTTATTTGTTATGCGTTTGAACCTACACCTGAACTTGCTAGACTGCTACGTATTGCGGCAGAAGCGAGAAACATGAAAGACCGTTATCATGTTTACGAACAAGCTATCTCCGATTTTGATGGTGAAGCAGATTTCCATATGGTTGAAGGTGACACTGGTTCAGCATCACTTAATGATTTTTCAGACAATTTATCCGAAACATGGCCGGGTCGCACAGACTTTGTTGTACGTGAATCCAAAAAGGTGAACGTATATCGTCTTGATACTTGGTTGACAATCTTTGCACCTGAAATTACACAGATAGACCACTTACACATTGATGCACAAGGCTGTGATTTAGCGGTACTCAAAGGCCTTGGTGAAAAAATATCGATGGTGCAATCTGGTGTTGTTGAAGTTCCACAAGAGGACAACCTGAGACTTTATAAAGGTCAACACACCAAACAGGAAGCACTTGACTTTTTGGAACAGAATGGATTTGTGATTGATAAAGTTACATCACAAGAGAATGAAGATAATTTATATTTCGTGAGGAAAACATGAACGTAGCAGTAGTATTGACAGGACACATGCGTTGTTGGGAACAAGTTTATCCCAATTTTAAAGAGCATATCGTTGACAGATATAATCCAGATATTTTTATCCACACGTGGGGTGATGAAGCATATTGGGATCCACATAGCGAAGCCGGAATTGTTGATAATGCACCAATGATTGATAATGAAGCAATCATTGAAACATACAAACCCATCGATTTTGTTGTTGAAGATTATGACGATTACAAAGAAGACTTTTCTAAACGTGCAGAATTTTATACAAACTTCTATCATGTACCCAAGAACATTGTTTCCATGTTGTATAAACTTGGCTCCGGCATGTTAATGCTTGAAGATCATATGTTTAAAACTGGCAAGCAATATGATTTGGTCATTCGTATGCGTCCAGATTTAACTTTCAATGAACCTTTGCCAGATTTCAATCCACAAAAATTCTATACACTTGGCTATAGAAATCATATGGGTCAAGGAACTTCTGACATGATTCAGGTTGGTAACTTCTTCTCGATGTGTCTATTCTCCAAGGTATTACATTTCTTACCGCAAGTTTATCGTGAAACCGGTCTTTTATGTCCACATGTTATATCTGAACAATTCATCCGCAGACTTGGATTGCCATGGGAAGAATTTATGATTAACAAGACCATCATGCATACACCACTAGGTGAATATAAACACAAGAGTCTATATCAATGAAAATGATTGCACATCGTGGACTCTTTCAGGGTCCAGATAAAGGAAAAGAAAATCGTCCTAGTCAAATCCTATTAGCGTTGGAAAAAGGATATGACTGTGAGATTGATCTTTGGTGGATAAAAGACCAGTGGTGGCTAGGGCATGATGAGCCACAATATATGATTGGAGAAGAATTTATCGGTAAGCAAGGCCTTTGGCTACACTGCAAAAACTTAGATGCACTGCATGAATTAATCGATAGACCATTCAAATATGTTTATTTTTGGCACCAGGAAGACGATTTCACATTAACATCAAATGATGTAATTTGGACGTATCCCGGAAAAAAATTAACAAGCAAATCAGTTGCTGTCATGCCTGAAAGGTGTCCTTCCTATTGGGAATATATAAAGGACCAAAATCTTATTGGAGTCTGTACTGATTATGTTGAAAAATTCATCTCCGAAACTAGCACTGTGTCTCTCGGGACAGGCTAGAGGTCTATTTCAAGCAAAAAACTACATTAAGAGAAATCTCTTAGATATTTACGATGTAGACGTTTTTTGCCACACTTGGAAACCACCCGGTGGTATAACACAAATGAAGATGTATGAGGACATAAATTTCCTCTACGATCCAATATATTTGGCATACGATATGCCATTACCGGCAACAACAAACTCCGACATGTTTGTTCCGAATGCTTCACATCCAGCTAATTTCTGTACGTCAATGTTTTATTCAATTTATAAAGCAAACGACCTCAGGATTCGCCATCAAGTTCTGAATGATGTAAAATATGATTTTGTTATTAGGAGCAGGTTTGATCTAGCACTCAACAAAGTTATAGATTTTTCTTCTCTCGAAAAGGGTAAAGTGTATATATCGAAAGATACTGATGGACCTAATCCATTATTGAATGACCAATTTGCAATTGCCGATCCAGATACAATGAATGTGTATGCTTCAACATATTTAAATTTGAGGCGTCTCGGTGTTCCTCTTTGTGGCCACGAAATGCTACATGAGCAACTAACCAGAAATTCCATTCCAGTTGAACGTATTGATATCGATCATCCATTTACGGATGGCAAATTTAATATTGGAAAGCATTCCTTGATTAGAGAAGATATGGACAAATGGGTGGATATTAAGATTTGGGGTTACTAAATAATACATAGTCACAGTGTACTAGACCGAGGATTTAATGTTACCGTTTTCCCGATTTTTAACAGAGCAAGAAGACCCTGAAGAAGGTGCGAGCCGTCAGATTAAACATCTCACGCACGTGGAAGACCGCCCGCTTCAAAACGGAGAGAAGGGTGCTAAACATGCTATTGCTTCACTTACAACTGCCGCACAACACATACAGCAAGGTAAAAAGTCATCCGAGTTGACAACAAAATATGATGGTTCTCCTGCCATTGTTTATGGACACCACCCAGAAAACGGCAAGTTTTTTGTAGCATCAAAATCAGCTTTCAATAAGACTCCAAAGATTAATTACACTCCTGCTGATATTGAAAAGAACCATGGACACGCACCTGGATTGGTGAAGAAGCTGAAGGATGCACTTCAGCATTTACCTAAAGTTGCACCAGAAAAAGGTGTATATCAGGGTGACATGATGTTCTCGCACGAAGATAAAACACCAGCAAAAGGTGGTGGAACATCTTTTCACCCAAACCCATCAGGATTAACATATACAGCACATGGCACACATGAAAATGCTGTTAAGAAGGCCAAAATTGGTGTTGTAACACATCTTTCTTATTCAGGTAAAGATGCTGGCAGTTTGAATGCGTCACATGAAGTTGACCACGAAAATTTCAAACAACACCCTGACGTTTTCTCAGTTGATCCTAGAATGGATACTTCCAAAGTTCACTTTGGTCCTAAAGACAGAGCAGAATTCAACAAACATATTGCGGCCGCACAAGCTGTACATGATACGCATGGTGATGACATGTATGCTGGCACCAAAACTCACCATGGTGTTGGTGGCCACTTAGAAACTTATATGAATCATACCGTTCGTACAGGCGAAGCACCAAACCACCAGAACTTCTCGAATTGGTTGGAAACTAAGAAAAACAAAGAAATAGACAAGTTGAAGGTCGAAAAGAACCGAACCGCCAAACAGTCTGAACTGAAAGATGAATTGGGTAAAGTTGACCGAAACCGAAAACACTACAATAATTTGTTTAAAATGCACCAGCATTTGCAGAAAGCAAAAAACGTGCTAATTAATGTAATGAATCAACATCAGGAATTCCAACATGAACATGGTGGTGAAGCGGCAAATCCAGAAGGTTACGTCTTCCACCACGGAAAAGAATCAGATAAATTTGTTAATCGTGCAGAATTTTCCCGCAGAAACTTTGCAGGAATCAGAAACATATGAAAAAGTTTTTACAAAAAATAGAAGAAGACATGCAAACAAACAAGCCTGTTGTTATGGCTTTTGGACGTATGAATCCACCAACTATTGGTCACGAAAAGTTGGTCAACCGTGTTCAAGATATTGCACGTGATTATAATGCACCACATCACATTATCATTTCACATTCTGTGGATGCTAAGAAGAATCCATTAGACATTAAACGTAAATTGATACACGCAAAACGTTTCTTTCCTGGTGCTAACATCGAATCTTCCAGCAAAGAAATGCCAACGTTCTTGCAACATGCGGCTAGACTACACGCTATGGGTCACGATCATTTGATTATGGTTGCAGGATCAGACCGTATTCCAGAATATGAAAAGAAACTTCATCAGTACAATGGTGAGGGTCCAGGTAAACTATACAATTTTAAAAAGATTGAGGTAAAGTCTGCTGGCCACCGTGACCCCGATGCAGAGGGTGCTGAAGGTATGTCAGCATCCAAGATGCGTGAACATGCAAACAGTGGTGATTTTGCTTCTTTCCGTCAGGGTGTTCCGGCACATGTGCCGGAGAAACACGCCAAAGAATTGTTCCGTGATGTTCGCAAAGGTATGGGTATACACGAAAGCGTGAACCATGGAATGTTCAAAGCTATTTTTATTTCTGGTGGTCCAGGTTCAGGTAAAGATATCGTTATACGTGAAGCTATTGCTGAACAAAATGCAGTTGAAATTACTTCAACCACTGCAATATCAATTTTGAACGACAAACATAAACTCTATGAATTTTCACGTGACACCCGCCGTGAAGCAATACGCCAACGTCAACCCTTAATTATTACAGGCACAACAAACGAACAATACAACATTATTGCCATTCGTGAAGAACTTGAAGAACTTGGTTACGAAACTATGATGGTTTTTGTTAACACTTCAAATGAATCATCTAGAAAGCGTAACGAGGGCCACGAAAGAATGATGGCTGAATCTGTTCGCCAACAAAGATGGGAAGTAACACAACTTGTTGCAGAGAAATTCAATCAGGAATTCAAGAAGTATTTGGAGTTTGATAACTCTATTGACCTGAATGAAGCAAACGAAATTGAAACGTCAGAGAAAGAGGAAGACATTTCTATCATATATGAAATGACTAACTGGTTTTTTGACACCCCTGTTGAGAATGAAATCGCCGAATCTTGGATGACGAGGCACAAAAAACATAACATCAATAAGATGTTTGAAAACTTTATAACAAAACCTACATTAGAAAAGGGATACAAAAAATATGTTTCAGAAACTAAAACAAATAGCAAAGCTATTCTTGCCGAAGGACCAAGTTGCACCTGTGGAGACAAAACCACATCCACTGGACGGTCCAACCAGAAAGGCGATTCTTACAAACGCTACAGACTTGCCGACAACATCTGTCCAAGTTGCGAACTTGTCAGAAGACAGGGTAAGCCAGACGACATTAAAGACGGAGGAATTACCTCAAACTCAGGTTACACCTTCAGAACCTACGAAAGCAGTAGCCCAACCATCACCACCAAAGGTCCAGAAAGAGAAACCCGTTTCCAACAAGACAACGACAAACAAAAATCCAAGAGGCAGAAAACCTCAAACGCCGAAAGCGGGAAAGTAATCAAAACTTCTGGTGTAACTCCTGAGTATGATACACGTGGTTCCGGTACAGTTTATCCGATGGCTGGTCTTGGTCAAGTGACATATAGAGAACAGACTGAACATAAATATGATAGTACCGCAGAGGTGACACGCAAATCTTTCAATAAGTTTAGAAAAGAATCAATTGATTCTCCTAGCGTAGAAA